TGAAGAAGATGCTATTGCAGAAGATGAAGAAATGATGGATGCTGATGTAATATTAGATACATCTGCATTAAGTGAAGAAGAAGAAATAGTTTTAGATGAAGCAGTTGAAATGCATCCAGAATTAGAATCAATTATTCCAAAGATAGTTGCAACAGAATTTACAGAAGATGAATTAGTAGAAGGACCAGGTACTGGAACTTCAGATTCAATTCCAGCTATGTTATCAGATGGAGAATTTGTTTTTACAGCTAAATCAGTTAAACAGTTAGGTGTAGACAAACTTCGTAACATGATGGCAAAAGCAGAACAGGATTATGATAATGGTATGGGTGAACAAGATGCAAATCAAGAGATGAACATGAGTGAACCCATGATGGCTAAAGGCGGACTTATGTCTGCTAATAGATTTTAAGTAGAGCTACCCAGCTATCACTAGGCACTCTACTCGGCTACTCTTACAATTATGTAAGACCCCAATAACAAGAAAGGTGATAAAACAATGGTTGAAAGTAACGAGAACCCTTTAGTAAATAAAGCTACTTCTCAGAAAAGTATAGAGCAAGAGCCAAATCCATATAATCGAAAGAAAGATTATCTTGATTACGATAAAATGGAAGAAGCAAAACAAAGTTCGTTTGCTGATGCAAACACTCTTTTAGGACAGAAGGTTAATCAAAAGGTTGTAGTGGATTCATTACAAAATTTAGACGATGAACAAGAAGTTGTAGAAGAACCACAAGACCAACCTTATAAAAAGGTGGACTATAAAAAAAGATATGACGACCTCAAGAAACATTATGATGGTCGGGTTAATTCTTTTAAGGCAAGAGAAGATGAACTCCTAGCTGAAGTTAAGTCGAATAGACCTAAGTATAAAGCTCCAAAGAGTCCAGAAGAAATTGCCGCTTTTAAAAAAGAGTACCCCGATGTTTATGGTGTAGTTGAATCAGTCTCACATCTTCAAGCGTCTAAAGAATTAGAAGACTTAAAAGGAGAATTAAATTCTCTTCGACAAGTTAATCATACTATTTCTAAAGAAAAAGCTGAAGCACGATTATCAAGAATGCATCCGGATTTCGAAGCAATTCGAGAATCAGATGACTTTCATAATTGGGCTAATAGTCAACCCGAAGCAATTAAGTCATGGGTCTATGGGAACAATGCCGATGCGGAATTAGCATCCAGAGCAATTGACCTTTTCAAACAAGATACCGGCAAGTCAAAATCTCAATCAAATGTATCCTATGATACTGCACCTGCATCAGAAATGATAAAGGTAACTAACAGTAAAGACATTGGATATGGTACGAAAAAGATTTTTACTCGTTCTCAAATAGCGGCAATGTCTCAATCTGACTTTAACAAAAATGAGAAAGCTATCGAAGACGCACAACGAGAAGGTCGTATCGTAAATGATATGTCTAAGTCGTATGGTGGCTCGGGCAATCCCACAATGTAAATAAAGATAAAGACAAAGCCATCACAACAACTAACTTAACTACAAGGAGAAAGTAATGGGTACATTACAAAATGCAGGTAATGCCAACGCTTCTAACTTTAATGTAGGTACTTCGGGTCAAACCAATGAATTTTGGGTCCCGGAAATTTTTTCGAAGAAGATTCAAAACTTCTTTAGAAAATCCTCTGTTATCGAAGCTATAACCAATACAGACTACGCTGGTGAAATTAGTGCTTATGGCGATACTGTCAAAATCATTAAAGAACCTGCTGTAACTGTTGCGGCTTATACTAGAGCGGCATCTACGACTAAACAATACCTTGGAGACCAAGAGTTAACACTTGTTATTGATAAAGCGAATTCATTTAAATTCATTATCGATGACATTGAGGAAAGAATGTCTCATGTTAACTGGGCTTCAGTAGGGGCATCTAGTGCCGCCTACAAATTAAAAGATACAATGGATGCTGAAATCATTGCGGCTATGTTCGCAGGTCCTTCAACATCTTCACCAGACCATGTAATCGGTTCTGATAGTGCTACTGCGGATTCAACTTTGAGTCACGCAACTAACTCTGTCGACTTAGGATATGGTGCTGGAGAGATTACTCCATTGACTCTTATGTCTAGATTTGCTAGACTATTAGACGATGCACAAGTTCCAGAAGAAGGTCGTTGGTTTTTAGCTGACCCTAGATTCTACGAAGAACTTGCGGCAGAAGATTCTAAACTAATGTCGGCTGATTTTAATCAAGGCGATGGCGGTGTAAGAAATGGTTTAGTAGCATCTGGTATGATTAGAGGTTTCCAAATGTACAAAACTTCTAACATAGCGGCTGTGTCTAACGCAACTGGTAAATGTATGGCTGGACATATGTCCTCTACAGCAACTGCACAATCTATTCTTAACATTGAAACTCTTCGTGACCAAGATACTTTTGGTGACATTGTAAGAGGTCTTCATGTTTATGGTAGACAAGTTCTTAGAGATGACGCAATTGTTTCAGCGTTTTACAAAATCGAC